GGTGAGATCAACGCCGGCTGCGGCATCGGTAGTAAGCTATACCAGGGATAGGGAGGACTATGATGTAAGTGTCTCTGGCTCCAGGATTGGTAAAGTTAGATGTAAGGCGGTGCTTCTTTGTTAAAGATTTGCCTTCGAACTGATCGGGTACGCCTCTCACGGCGCTGGACGCAAAATCTGGTGGTGCAAAGGCACACTTAAGAAAAGCTAATCCATCTGGTGAGAGTTTTGCTGTACGCAAGGTTCGTCGCAAGCCGCTATTCATTGATCTGACGGCAGATGATTGTCCTAATGACATAGAGGGGGGTATAAACGAAATCGGAACCAGTGATTTAGAAACGTAAGGCGCGCCAGCTGGGATCCCGGATCGAACTTGGGATTTCCGTCTGTTGGCATTTCTACGCCTATTACGTAACGTGCGAGCTGATGGTTGATTTGTTGATTGTGCGTCAATCGGCTTAAACGAGACATTTCCACGTCTTAGTCGTTTGGGTCGTGCTAAATCCATTAGAAAATAGTTAATATAAGTATGATAATTCGTTATATGTTAAAAACGTTCGGGCGTGACGAACGCTGAATGAAGTGTTGAGATCAATGCGAGATATTTTTGGTTTGCTCGTTAGGCCGCTTTCTTAGCTGTTACAAGTTTTCCTTCTTGCCCGCGTTATGTGGGGTTGTTTTTGGTTTGCTCTTTTGGCCGCCGTCAAGGCTGTTACAAGTTTTCCTTCTTGCCTAGGTTACCTAGGATTTGTTATATTTGCGCATTCACTTCGATTCAGCGGTCGCTGTTCGTAGCACAGCCCGCTGTTTGTTAATTTTCTCGGCCGATTTGGGCTCGTTTATGGTTAGCTGGTTATTCCCAGGTGTGGATTGCTTCATGGCTGAGTTAGTGAAGATTATGCTCTTCGTCTTCAGGGTCTCTGCGTAACTCAACTTGTCAGTTGGCTTAGTTACGAGAGTACGAGACTCAGGATCATGAAAATCTACAGAATCAAAATGTAGATCAGACTT